CTGCTGAAGCGTTTGAAGCAATATCAAAATCACTTAAAGGGTTTACCCCCGGGATACCGCAAAATCTATTAGATATAGCAAAAAAATCGGCTGAACTAACACAAAAAAGTGGCAAGCCGGGTGAAACTGCAATGGCACAAACAGCCGCCGGCGCAGTGCCGGTGTCAGCAACAGCAATATTAGCTGACGCATCAAAATTAATTGGCCCATTAGCAACCAGTACTGGTATTAATGCTACGATATCTAGCGGAATAGCAGCATTACCCGGCGGCCTAAATTCAATTTCAACAGTTCTTGATAATGCTAAAGGTGCAACTAATACAATACCGGGTACACAAGGATTAACTAATTTAATAAACACGGCAACAACTGCTTCTACGAACGGAATATCATTGTCTGCTTCTACATTAGCAGAGCAAGCCAAATCATTAACCGGAGTTGCTAGTTCAATGGGAGTTGATTCTATTACCGGACGAATTCCAGCAATTGATGCTGCATTTGCATCTGGTGGAGTGTCAGGCGGGCTTACTGCGCTTACTGGACAAATATCACAAGCGGGATTTCCTACTAATCCAGCAGCAATTCCCGGGTTACCTGCAATACCCGGAATGCCAGCGACACCCACCTTGCCCACGTATTTAGGATTTGACACATCAAAAATAGGATTGGATAAATTAGCATCATTAACCTTAACAGGATTGCCGGCTGATGCTTCACAAAAATTAAACTCAGCAATAAGTGGATTAAGTGCTGGAGGAACAATCCCAATAAAATTACCAACTATCGCAATTAATACATTTGATAGAACAGATATTACATCTAGATTTTCATCATTATTGGGTGATAAAACTATTCCTATACCAAATTTTTCAATGAATATGACTGCTACTAATCTATCGTCAGAACAAATTAAAGAATATGATAAAGTTAAATCTGAAATAGCCGAGTTAGATGATAGTAGATTTGATGTTAATAAAGCAGCATTGAATGCTGAATATGAGTTATCTAATGCTAAAAATAATTTACCACAAGGTGATCCTAAAATAGCGTCATTACAGTCAGTGGCAACTGAAGCAAGAGCAAAATTAATAGCACTAGAGCAAAAAATAACTGCATTAAGAAATCAACAATATAAATCAACTACAGAAGCATTGTCCGCAGCCCCTAACCCAGCATAAATATAATTAAAGGGATATCATGCCATCATACATTGGATTTAGTACACTTAATATAGGAAAACCGCAAACTACTAATTTACCTTCTGGCCCGCAGGGAGGGACCGGCAGTGTATTAAATTCAATCGTGTATGGTAAAAAATATCGCACCGTGGATGAACAATTAGTAATTCAAGATTTTATTAATGCGATGAATATTCAGCAAGGGCAAAAAGTAGGTAATCCAGGATACGGAACTACACTGTGGTCCTTTGTATTTGAGCCTAATACAGCAGATGTTCAAATTCAACTAGAACTTGAAATTAGAAGAGTTGCGTCATTAGATCCTAGGATGTTATTAAATAATGTAACAGCATTTCCACATGAACAAGGAATATTAATAGAAGTTGAATTAGCAATTGTCCCGTTCAATAATGCTCAAACATTAGGAATTTTTCTAAATAATAACAATAATACTGCTGCATTGCAATGATGCTTTAATACCGGTATTTTAGAGTATGATAAATACTTAAAAGAGAATATATATGGCAACCTCATCACGACAATCAGCTTTATTTGGAGTAAATGACTGGAAAGCCATTTATCAAACCTTCAAGCAAGCTGACTTCAAAAGTTATGATTATGAAACATTACGCAAAAGTTTTATTGATTACTTGCGGGCTTATTATCCGGAAACATTTAATGACTATGTTGAAAGTTCAGAATTCATTGCCTTGCTTGACGTTATGGCTTTTATGGGTCAAGGACTTGCATTTCGTAATGATTTAAATACTCGTGAAAATTTTATAGATACTGCTGAACGTAGAGATTCAGTAATTAAATTAGCAAATTTAGTAAGTTATACTCCTAAACGAAATTTAGCAGGACAGGGATATTTAAAAATAACTAGCATCCAAACAACACAAAATATAGTAGACTTAAACGGATTGAATTTGGCTAATCTTGCTGTATTATGGAATGACCCTTCTAATTCTAATTGGTTAAATCAATATAATAGTATTATTAATGCAGCACTAATTAACGCCCAGAGGATTGGTCGCCCGGGGAACACTGCCTCAATATTAGGTATAAAAACAGATGAATATGCCTTAAATATTCCGTCGGATAGTTTACCTATTGTGCCGTTTACTTCAACGGTTGATGGTATAAATATGAATTTTGAATTAGTAAGCGTTACTAGTGTTAATGAAGATTACATGTATGAATATCCCCCTGCGCCATCTGGAAAATTCAACATGCTATATCGCAATGATAAATTAGGATACGGTAGCCCTAACACCGGATATTTCTTTTATTTCAAACAAGGCACTTTACAAAATTTTGATTTTAATTTAGAACAACAAATTTCTAATCAGGTCATAGATATAGGAACCATTGAAGGGGTTAATAATACTGACACCTGGTTATATCAACTTAGTACCGATAATATTACTAGTAGATTTTTATGGACAGAAGTTGAAAATGTATATGCCGATGCATATTTGCAAACGGAATCTAGTCAACGACAGTTATTTTCTGTTGGATCTAGATTTAATGATCAAGTAAATTATGTGTTTGGTGATGGAGTATTTTCTAAAATTCCTGTTGGACCGTTCAGAGCATATGTACGTGCAGGCAATGCATTAACATATACAATTGATTCTAGTGAAATGGCAGGGATAAACATTTCTTTTCCGTATGTTAATCGTTCAGGTAAAATAGAAACGTTAACGTTTGGTTTACAATTAACTACTCCAGTATCTAATGCACAAGCAAGAGAGTCATTGGCAAATATTAAACAACGTGCCCCAGCCCGCTACTATACACAAAATCGTATGGTTAATGGAGAAGATTATAATAATTTTCCGTATACATTATATAGCTCCATTATAAAAAGCAAAGCCATTAATAGAAGCTCAATTGGAGTATCAAAAAACTTAGATTTATTAGACCCAACTGGAAAATATTCTAGTACTAATAGTTTTGCAAATGACGGTGCTTTATATTTAGATAGTTCTGATGGTAATTTAGTGTTAACGGTAACATCATCTGGTACTATTATAAGATTTTTATCAGATACATTATCAGCAGCATTGATTTCTAATCAAGCATTGCAATATTATATTCAAAATTATCCAATGTATACTGTTGACACTGGACTCAGTTCCGGAGCAACATATTGGAAAACTAAAACAGTAGACGCTAATAGTTTAACCGGGTATTTTTATAATACAACCGGAACAACAGAGATACCAATCCCAGTGGGAATTTATTCAACAAACCCAGTTAAATATATAAGTAAAGGGGCATTGATACTGTTTACGGCGCCGTCAGGATATTTTTATGATATTAATAATCGTTTAGTGACAGGCGTATCCGGTAGACCAACTACACTTTGGACTACAGTTTTAACAGTAATAGGCGATGGATATAATTTTGGTACCGGTGGATTTTCTAATGGAACTGGTCCAATTATTTTAAATGGATATGTCCCTGCAGGATCTATTTTAACAACCATATTACCTGCCTTTGATAATTCATTATCTAATGTAATTATCCAAGAGGCTATCGTTCGGATGGAATTACAACAAAGTTTTTCATTGGTGTTTGATAATTCATTAACAATTGATCAAGATAGATGGTCAATTAAACCGTATAATAGTTCTAATTACTTTGTAAACTTTTTAAGTTCAATTACTAATAATCGGTATACAATTTCTTATAAATCATTAACATATTATTTTGGCAGTGTTGCTGATACTAGATTTACATTTGAAATTGATGAATTAGTATATGATCCTTTTTCTGGAAAAATATTACAAGATTTTGTAAACATACTTACTACTAATACTCAACCAAATTCAAGTTATCCTCTTCAAAATAATGTTGAAATTAGTATTCTTGGACAAACAGTTCAATCAGATGGCTATATTGATGACTTTGAAGTTGAGGTTGCAAGTATAGACACCAATGATAGAACAATCATTACTAACCCTACATTTTTTAATAGTATTACAGGCTACACTGTGGGTAATGCTAATATTGGTGTATATGTATTTTTTGAATTAGTTGAAGATGCTATAAATTTATCAAGACAACAAATTATTCCTACCACAACGGTAGTATATCAATATGCAATTAAATCACAAATTGAAGTGGTAAAATATGAATATGTTGAAGGGCAAATATTTTATGCATATACTGATAATTTATTTTATACTTCTGTGCAAGATGATACCATTTCAACACCTTATTATACTTTAATAGAACAGCCGCAATATTCTGTAAAACCTGGTAGACAAGGACTAGCATTTCAATATAGACATAATAGTAACAACACAACTAGAATTGATCCGGCAACTACTAATATTATTGACTTGTATGTAGTTACACAATCATATTATACTGCATATCAAAACTGGATACAGGATTCTACTAATACAATAGTAAAACCGGCAATACCTACCATTAATGAATTAGAGTCAGATTACAGTAAAATACAAGATTATAAAATGCTAAGTGACAGTGTTATATTAAACAGTGTAGTATTTAAACCGTTGTTTGGGGCTAAAGCAGAACCTGCGTTAAGAGCAACTATTAAGGTTATTAAGACCAGCGGAATAAGTGCTAGTGACAGTGAAATTCGTAGTGCAGTGTTAACTACAATGAATAGTTATTTTAATATCAATAATTGGAATTTTGGAGATACCTTTTATTTCTCGGAATTGAGCGCATATATACACGCCGAAGTTGGATCATTAGTTAATTCAGTAGTATTGGTACCAAATGATCCAACAATGTCTTTTGGAGATTTATATGAGATAAAATGTAGACCATATGAAATTTTTGTTAACGCAGCGTCTTCATTAGATGTGATTGTTATTGCAGCGTTAACTCCAGCCGAATTACAAATAGCATAAGTAATATATAAAGATTTAAAAAAATGGCCACAAGAATTAGAACATTAAATTTTCTTCCGGAAATATTTAAAACTCCTACCAATGCTCAATTTTTAAAAGCCACGCTTGATCAAATAGTAGCGCAACCAAATACTAAAAAAATACAAGGGTATGTTGGTGGTGATTTTGGTCCAGGAATTAATCCAAATGATTATTATGTTGTTGAACCTACAAAAACTCGCACCGACTATCAATTAGACCCGGGTGTGGTTTTTACCAAAGCAAATGATGCCACTGCAAAAGATTTTATTAGTTATCCAGGCATTATTGATGCCCTTAAGGT